AAATTAACAATAGCTAGTGCTTCACCAGAAGCCATTCTAGGAATCTCTTTAGCAACTTGTTTAGCTGACATAGTTACTGGAGCTTTTTTAACTTCGTCAATTCTAGCAAGAGTACCATTAAGATCATCTACAATCTGATCTTGAGCTGTTCTTTCAATATGATTATCTGCAATATCTAAAATAGCTGTATCTTGAACATACTTGTCTCTGATATCTGTAGAGATGTATTGACCAGAAGAATAGCCATTAAGAACTTTAAGTTTAGTCTGTTTATCAACGGTTGGATCATTAATAAGATCAGCAATAATAACTTTGTCCTTAGCTATCTGTTCGTTAGCCCAATTAACTTTAGCATTAGAATACGCTTGTGAATACCCTTGTCTTGTTAAATCATCTACGATTTCATTAAATCCAGAAACCATATCTGCAGGTTTATTAATAGCAGTAGTATAGAAAGCTGTTTCCTTAGCTTGCTTCTCAGGCATAGCTGGAGTAACAGTTATCTGTTCAAGAGGTAATTCGTATTCTTCGAATTGCATTAGATTATCCTAAATTAAGTCGTCTCAGTTGTTTTAAATATATTACCAAAGGATGTTGGGAAGTTACTTGCCATACTTCCAATTCGTTGCCAACCTTGTTGTTGAGATTGAGCAGTAAATTGTTCTGACGCAGCTTCACCAATTTGTTGGTTAATACCTGTTAAAGTTTGACCTGTAGTTTCAGCTACATTAATATTACCAATACCAGTAGCTGTTTGTGTACCTAAAGCTCCTACTGAACCAGTAAATGAAGATGTACCTGCCATACCTAAACCAGCTCCACCAGTTTGAGCAACAATATTACCTACACGAATACGTTGTTCTCTAGTAGCAGCAGCTCTTTGTCTTTGAGCTAAAACTTCTTGGTATCTAGATTCTTGTGCAGCCTTTTCTTTACTTAATTCAAATTGTCTTTCAGCAGCTCCAGCAGCCTTTTTAGCAGATTTTCTTTCTTGCATACCTGAGAATACTTGAGCACCTAAACCAATAGCACTCAATACATTTGCTCCAGGAATGAATGAAGAAGCCACACTAGCTACTTTAGATACTGCTGAAACAACACCACCATATCCTACTTTTCTTACATTTTTATGTTTCATATTAAACCTCCAACCTTGTTATGATATTAAATTTTCCATCTTCAGTTGTTGCTACTTCACCTGTCGGAATAGCTCCAAACATCTTATTAAACTTTAAAGCTTTTTGATCACTTACAAGACCATATACTTCATATATACCTCGTTCTCGTAAAGTCATTCTAATCTGTTTAAACACTTCAATGTAACGTTTAAACTCTGATACACTCCAAGCTTTAAGTTCGTTGTGCATTATCCAAACTTGTAGTCCTTCATCAAAGGACAATCCTACAAATCCATTTCCTTCTTCAGCGTATAGTATTTCCATTAGACTTTACTAATAGCTGATGCTGAGATACCCCATCCTAGTAATTTCATATCTTTACCAGCTTCAGATTCTATTTTTAAACTTAAACATTTACCTGAGCCTCTTAATTTATTCTTTGTTACAATAACAGAATCACCATAATCAAATGGATCTGCAGCACCACTTGGTATGTAGTTTCTTAATAATCTATATGCTTGGAATTGATTACCCCACTTACCACTGTTAGCAGAATTAGCCCAGTTCCATTGAGCTTGTACTAAACATGATGAAGGGTTATCTAAAAGAAGACTAGAACCTACAGTACTAAATCCATCTTCTGTTCTATTAAAGTAGAAAAAGATATAAGGTGCTTGTTTTTTACGCATAAGATCATTAAACAATTCATACCCTGTAACAAGATAGCTAGAATAATTAGCACCTGTACCTGAACCTGCTGTTTTCCAATCAGTAAAGGATGAACTATTATATTTAGATATAGTAAAACTAGATCCTCTCATAACAAGGAAACTAAATAATGAACTACGATTGGTTAGAATTGTATCAGTAATAATTACAGTAGTACCTGCAGTGACAATAACATCGTCAGTTCCTACTTCTACTGTACTATTAGATGTAGAAACGGCATATCCAGGTACTTCAATATAATCAGTTATTGCTGGAGAATTACTTGCTAAAGAGGATATACTATTAGTATACCATGCTTGAAGTGTTAAGTCAAGTACTAATTCTTTAGTATATCGATTAATATAGTTATCAGTTGAATATGTCGTAGAATCGTTATACATCCAACGAACTCTGTTTTCTTTCTCATCATAGAATCCACGGCAATTGTTTTTACCTAAATCTGGAATGTTTAGGTATAAACTTTGAATTGATGTTAATGAGATAGATTGAGCAGAGAAACGACCAGATCCAGCATCTGGACTTAACAAGTAAATACCAGCTTTAGACCAGTATACAAAGTTTCCACCTACGTTTACAATTGATCTAGGGTTAATAACACCATTAGGTGAGACCTTAGATACTTGGAATGATGTTGCAATAAAGCCACCAGTGTCACCATAAACTTCCCACACACCATTCTCAGCAAATACGAGTAGAGATGATTGAGAAGATACTACTTTAATAATCTGAGTTGCATCAGGGATTTGAATAGATCCACCATCAGAAGCTACTAGATCATTAATAGAAGGATCAGTTGGGTCATTTACTTGATGACATTTACCTAGTTGATCTTGACTTTGAATAACTTGTGTAAAGAAAATATATCCACTATAGTTTGGTGATCTTGAATCTCCACCTGAAACAACAGAGTTTATACCAGAATAGAATAAGCGTTGAGCATAAGATGCTACTGTAGTTATATGGTTAGTTTCTTGGTCAAGAGGTAAACTAGAAATACCTGATACTGTAGTTCTATCTGTTCCTCTAGTAAACGCATCAATAATATAACTACCACGAGCTACTTGATAGTTAGATGTAGAGTTTTTCTTAAGAACGTTAGGATCATACTTTTCATAGTCACCTGAACCTGGATTACTAATTTTACCTAAAGTCCAAACGTCAGCATTACTTGGAAAAGATCCTAGAATAGTTTTGGTATAATCAATTGCATCTGCACCAGATACAGTAGAAATGGTTGGATTCCAACCTTGGTTTCTTAAATTATATTTGTGAGTATTACTTAAAGTTGCTGGTCTATTATCAATAGAAAGACCATCATCGATACCCCAAATATCTCTTACATTAATTGTAATTGTAGATTGTGAAACAACATCTGTAGAACTATTGTAAGTTAAAACAACAGGTTTTGGTAATTCTTTAGATACAATAATTAATTTATTGTTAATAACAGTAGTTTCAATCTCAGCACTAGATAATCCAGCTAATGTGATTGAACTTCCACCATTAAGTAAATTAGCACTAGGAGTATTAGTAAGAAGATCTACGAACCAAAGTTTATCATTAATGCGAACAACACCAATAGATACAGTAGTATCTCCACTTGGTGTATCCCATCTATGGAAAGATTGTCTACTTGTTGCTAACTGAGCAGCAGTAAATCCTGTAGCTGTTAGAGCATAGTTGTCTTCATAATCAATACCAAGTCGTCTTGATCTAGAACCATCTCTATTCAGTACAAAATTACTTTCATCAATAGAAGCATTTTCAGGGAATGTTAGAGGATTAGCCTCAGTAATTAGACCCTTTATAAACGATCTATAGACCTTCTCAGTTAAGGCTGCCATTAGTCTTCCTTAGGTATAAAGGCTACTTTTTCTTCTTTTTTAGCTTTCGTATCTGCAGATCTTAAAAGATAAGCATTAACAGCAATATCTGCCATAGCAGCAGATGTATAAAGACCAGCTAATTCTTGTGGTAATTCACCACCAGGAACAAACTGAATCTTGCAGTGTGCTGTCTTTGGATCAATGAATACTTGTATTTCTTTTCCACCAGCTGTTTGATAACTTTTTAATACTCTCATTATTTTCCTTTAAGTAATTCTCTTCTTTTAAGTTCATCTTGACGCATAGCTTCAGTTGTTTGAGCAGACTCATCTTGAAGTTTATTCCAGAAAGGCGACTTACCTTCTGCTATACGTTTATCTGCACTTCTTTGTGAAGTTGCATAAACATCTTCTGGCACTTTACCTGTTTCTCTAATATAATTAAGATCAGCTGGATGAATACCTTTGGTTAATGCAGGTCTATAAGTTTCTTTAGTTCCTGGCATACCTACAGATACTTCAGTCATTACATCTCTGTTATTAGGTAAACGAACTTCTCCTAAGAATCCACGTTCTTTAGGAGTATTATCTAAACGAGAACCATAGTTAGGTTCTTGTGCTCTTTTTAATTTAGAATAAGGACCAGCCATTATTTTCTTTTAAGTTGCTCTCTACGTTTTAATTCATCCTGAAGCATCTTTTCAGTGATAGTCATAGAATTCTTAGCAGCGTCTGCTGGTGAAGTAAATGTACCTTGATCAATAGCTTTTTTAATTAATGAACTTTGTTGCATGTCCATAACTCTTTGAATCTCAGAAATAGGAACTTCTTCCATATCAGGTACAATACTACCTGGAGGTAATTTCTTTTTCTTTTGCATAGGCATAGTAGACATATTATTTTCCTAACTTTTTAGATGTTTTTTTAACTTTTTTAGTAGTTACTTTCTTTTTAGATTTCTTACCATATTGTTGTGCATTAATAAATGCTGGTGTATTACTTGTTAGCATTTTGTTTCCTTCCATAGTTAGGATAAGAGATACCGTTAGAAATTCTCCAAGCTTCTTGACTCATTCTTCTCTTTTGAGACACTGCTTGTTGTTCTACTTTAGGATTAGCCATTTGTTTTAAAGTTACAAAGCAAGCTGACTTAGCATCATTAAGAAGATAACTAAACATCTGCACTGGGATATCTGGTATAAATGAATCAGATAATGTAAATGTTACTGATCGTTTACCATGACATTGAGTCTTACTATTTTGTAAAGTAGAATCAACATCACCATCAAAAGCATCAAATACTAGATAGTCATCATCAAAAGATGTAAAGTAAGTTGGAGCTTTATCATTATAGATATTAAGTTTAATACCTGTAGAATCAGTTACAACTTGAATATTAGAAGCAGTACTTACTCGTTTATCTACAATTTCAAGAAACTCTTCTGGAGTCTTATAGATAATCTTTGTATATCTGTTACGAGTCTCGCCATCTTTAATACAATCATATTTAATCCATTCAAGATCAATGATTGTTTCAGGTAGTCTCATGTGTGTAGGACGAGCTACAGTACCATTTGAGTCTAACTGGAAGAGTTCTTTAAAGAATGGATAGTCTTTACCATCTACAATATTGTAGTATGTTGATTTAATAATTTGTGCTACTTGAAGTGATTCTGTGCTATCATTGATAGAATTGACCTCATCTGAGTCCATATCAGATAAGATATCTTGAACCATTTCGAGTAGTGTCATTTTAGCCATGATTGTTTCCTATAGTTTGACTGCTGTTAGTCCAGCTTCAAGTACTGTAATATTAGTACCTGATGAAGTACCATCTCCAGCTACATGGATTGATAGGACTTGTCCTGCTGTAGCAGTGACTAAACCAAGAGCTGAAACATGTAATTTATCAGAACCATTAGTAAATTTTTGAACTGTTATAGTTCTAGTACTATTAGTTCCATCAAGATTATACTTAAAGTTATAATTAGTTCCTGAGGCTAGCGATGCTGTTGAAAATAAACACCAGAAATTAATCATGTAATTTCCAGCTTCAGCTAAAGTAATAGTTCCAGAACCTGCTGTAACTGTTAAAACATTAGTAACTCCTGCTGCCCACTCACCAGTTGGGTTAAGTTTAGCATAAGCAGAAGAACCTGAAAGAGTTTGAGTTGTTGCACCAGCATCAATATAAATTTCGGCATGGGCTTTACCTGGAGGATATTCCCAGTCACCAGAGCCAGCACCATCAGAAACATAAACCTTACCTGTAACGGCTGCCGCTACTCCTTTAGGTTCATGAAGATCAGGATCAGTAATAAGCTTATGTTGTATCGTCAATTTAGAATTCCTTTATAAGAATGGAGAGGCTCCTACCATCGTAAGAGCCAATCCAAGATTTACTACTTGTTGTAAACGTATTTCACAACAACTCGACCTGCACCTGCTGTTAAGTCATCTACAGTTGGAGTTACAACTAGTTCACCAGCAGCAGAACCAATGCCTTTACCAACTAAAGCACCTGAACCAGTGATAACACTGTTTGCAACTGCGATTGTTGTTTGAGTAGCATTAGCTGCTGTAATGAAGCCGTCAAGATCAATTTCTACGCCAGCTGATGTAGCTAAACCAATAGTTAAATCAGTTGTTGTTGAAGTTGAAGTGAAAGCTGTATCAACGATTAACTCAGCAGAGATAATAGTTGCGTTAGCTGGGATTGAGAATTGTAAGTTATTTGTACCAGCTGCAGGAAGATCATTGTATTTGAAATCCCACACTGCCCATTTAACTAAATCATCACAAGCCTCAGCTCCGAACTTACCATTGGTAGTTCTTACACCGTAGTGGTTTGCAACGCCACGTTTTGCATCAATTTCGAATGTCATAGTATTTCTCCTTAGTATGTAGAACCACTTGTTAAAATAACGCCAAGTGAGTCAACACGTTGGGCACCGAAACCGAATCTTGAAGTAACTTGATACTTATCAGCACGTTCTTCTTCTGATCTCCAACCTTCAGTTTTAGGAGCACGTCTCCATGCGTGCATGATAGGTTTAACGCTATCGTCTGCAACTGACATGAAAATGTTAGCAACGTCACCAATTTCAGCAGTGTCATTAGCTAGACCGTATGAAGAAGCATTAAGAGCTTCAGTAGCTGTCTTCACTGGTAGGTAGTTAGAAGTCCAGATATCAAAACCAAAGATGTTCTTAACGAACTTGTGGTCTTTTGCAAAACCAGAAGTTACGATACCTTCGAACATTGGGTTGTTAGATACTGAAACTAAGTTAGAAATGCTGTTTAATGTTGCTTCAACGATTGGATCAACAATAGCGATACGACCAGCTGCAGGAACACCAGCTTTGTCAAATGCTAATTTCATACCGATAAAGTCAGATAAAGTCATAACACGAGTTGAAGCACCTGCACCACCAGCTACCCAACGATGTGGACGACCATTAACTAAGTTTACGTTAGCATTAGTTTGAGCTGTACCAGCTACGTTTAAGAAACGTGATTCATGGTTTTCACCAAGAGCACGAGTAGATTCCATAGCACGCATTGACATTAAAGCGTCAACTTGTGAACCATCTTCACGAAGCTCATCAGATACTTTCCAAGCGTCACCAACATAGTCAGTGATAGAAAGTGTGATGTTACCTGTGTCGATTGGGTTGAAGTTTAATGGTGTATCTTCAGCTGCGTCTTGTAATGTTACAGTACCAACAGTCTTGATGTTCAAAGTAGTGCCTGAACCAAAGTCTGATACATCTCTGTATAAACCTTCTGGCAAGAGATAGTCATGTAAATTGTCAAGAATAAACTGAGAATACTGTTGTGCCTCAATAAAGGCAGTAGTATTGCTTGTTAATTGTGACATAATATTTCCTTTTTATTATAGTTGAGATTTAACTTTTTCGCCAGCAATCTTCCAAGCATTAATTAAATCTTTTGTAGTAGCACCAGGTTTAACTCTAGCTGATAAAGTAGACGCATCTGCTTTACCTGTAAGAGCCTGTGTATTTACTGTACTAGTTGGTTTACCTACGGGTGTAGCTGAACCTTCTAATCCTGAAAGCTTTAATACAATATTTGGAGAACTAGCTGCCAAGCTATTTAATTGTTGAGCGTTTAAACCACTTTCTTGAGCAACTCTATTGTAGACTTCTTCAGCTTTATCGCCATATTTTTCTACAAATTTACGAGCTACAGCGTCAGCATTAGCTTTCGCTTTTGCTTGTTTTTCTCTGTTTTCAAGAGTTTGATTTAATAACTCAGTAATTTTATCTTGATCTATGCCAACAGATTGAGTGGTATTCTCAGGTTGTTGGATGCCAGACTTCAATTCATCTAGAAGTTCTTCTGCAGTCTTACGTTTAGTGAGTTCTTCTTTTAAAGTAGCTAATTCAGACTCTAAAGTTTGAATATGCTTCTGAGCATGAGGAACTGATTTTAACGCATCTTCTACAGAATTATACTTCTTGCCATCACCTACAAAGTCTACAGCTTCTGTCGGAATCTGAAACTGTGGTTTTTGGCTATCTTGTGTTTGAACCTCGTTGGTACTTGGTTCGTTATTCGTTACTTGTGTTTCTTCCATCGTTTATTTCTCCTTGGTCAGGAATAAGATTATATAGTTTAAGAAAGGCTTTTTGGAAGCCTAATTGGTACGCTTGATGTTCAGACCAAGCAG